AAGCTCCGTCTCACCGACCTCGCCGCTGCAGGCAACGACTACCGGATCAACCGCGAAGACCCCGCCGAGGCCGCAGAAGTGGCAATCGACGAGGCCATCGACAAGGTCCGCAATCGGAAGCCCACCCCGGCATCCAAGCCCAAGCGCCTCTACGGTCCCGAACCTCGGCTCATGCTGCCCCCACCCTCCGAGGCGGAACGGCAGACCCGTGGGCAGCGGGCCGCAGCCAAGCTCAAGGAGACCCCGACCGAGCCCGACGCCTCCCACGCCGCCAAGGTGAAGGAGGCCAAGGAGCCCGACGCTCCCGTCAGCGGGAACAAGAAGGGTGTCTCCGCGATGCTCGACAGCCGTCTCGAAGCAATCGACTACTCCATCTGGCTTGCCGACACGGCAGGCGAGGCCTTTCAGGGGTACGTTGAGACGCTGACGGATGGGGCCGAGCATCGGGTCGAGAAGCTGATCTACGACATGGCCGACTCGATGGCCACCGTGAACATGCTGATCGACAGCTACGCCGCCCGTCACCAGATGGACGCCACCACGGCCACCGCTCAGGTGATGGACGTGATGCTGGCCTACGACCGTGCGGGCATCGTCAAGCTCGGCCAGCGTTTCGGCCAGACCGACATGAAGGTCGATGGCGTCTACCAGAAGGACGGTGACACGTCCCTCAAGGTGCTGAACTTCGACGTCCTCAGTCCTGACATGAAGGACAACCTCGAAATCGCCAAGGCCATCAAGCTCAAGGCGAAGCTTCTAGACCAGTCGGAGACCCCGGCTGCGTACACCCCGGAGAACCTGACCAACGGTCCCTACTCGGCGTTCAAGAACCCCGTCTCCCCTCAGGAGGCGGCACAGCGAGCCCCCTTGCTCGACTTCGTGAACGCTCTCCGGACCAACCGCATGTCCCTCGACAACCGGATCCTCACGCAGATCGAGGACGCAGCCAAGGCCGCCAAGGGTTCCAAGAACCCCGGCCCCATCGCGTCCGTCCTCCGTCCCAAGGCCCCTCAGATGGGCAAGGGCGGCAAGGTGACCATGCGTGCCGACGACAGCCCGCTTCGTGCCGTGGCCCAGCTTCTCTACCAGTTCGGGACCAAGGGAGACCGCGATGTCACCCTGTTCCGGCAGGAGTGGATGGCTGGCGACAACGGGCGGGTCTACTCTCAGAACGGCTCGGCGTCCTCTCAGGGCGCTGACCTGATGAAGGGCCTGATCCGGGCTCCGAGCAAGGCCAAGCTGCAGGATGCCGATGGCGTCAACTCGCAGTTCCACTCGATTGGCAACCTGCTCGGCTACGACAAGGAAAGCCTGAGTGACCGGCGCAAGGCGCTGACCAACGATCCCGAAATGGTGGACGCCCTCGTGGAGTTCGCCAAGGATCCATTCGGTCGGTCCTCCCTTGTTTCGGAAACAAAGGACGGCAAGAAGGCGAAGAAGATCTCGAACGTCATCGCAGACGGCGAGGGTTTCTTTCAGGTCCTCAACGTGGCCCACGAGGTCGCGGACATGGTGGGGTGGGCTCGCGCCCGTCACAAGGACAAGGCCGATCTCTCTTCGGCTGACCTCCTGAAAGACCCTGCAGTGATGGAGGATCTGGTCAACTACGAGACCGACTTCATCGCTCAGATCGACGCCAACAACAACGCCTACCAGCTTGTGGGCCTCATGCTTGGCGACGAGAGCCTTCTCCAGTCCACTGGCATGCAGCCCGCACCGGGAGCCAACGCCAACCCTGATGATCGGCCCGGAGCCGACATCTACATGAAGCCCGCTGTCGAAGTGGCGGGCCGGATCCCCGAGCTACAGGCTCTTCTGGATCAGAACAAGATGGGCACCAAGCAGCTTCGCAAGCTGTTCAAGAAGCCCATTGGCACCTACCTGTACGCCGCCGAGTTCAACTCTCGCAAGAAGGCGTTCATGGACGAGCTTTCTTCCCTCGCAGGGGATGAGAGCAACATCTTCACCCTCGACGACTCGGGCCTGATCAAGGTCCCTGAGTCCATCGTGGAGGGGATGCGTTCAGCAGGAGGGGCACAGTTCATCAAGCGGAGCTACGACGTCGAAGGGAACGAGACGGGGGCAACCCCTATCCTTCGTCGTGTGGTCCGTCGCAAGGACGGAGCATTCGTGCTCGCCAATGCCGAGAACAAGAAGGGGCCTCCGAAGTTCAAGCAGTCGAAGCAGAAGTTCGAGACCGAGGAAGCGGCAATTGCTGCAGCCTACGGGATGGATTTCATCGGTCGCATGAACACCGAATTGGTCCGCAGTATGAACACCAACTATCCCCGAGTGCGCGAGTTCCTTGCGTTCTCCGAGGACGTTGTGAAGATCATGCAGTCTCGCGGTGCCGAGTCCATCGTCGTTCCAACGGTCGATGGCATGAAGCTCGAATACAGCTTCAAGTCGGTGCCCTCGTTCAAGGCAATGCCCGTCAAGCTCAACGACGGGCGGGTGCTTCCTTTGGGTGTCAAGAGCCCGGAGACCAAGCTCAAGGGTCGCGGCCTCGCCGCATTCATGGCCCACCAGAACGACGCCTATGTGGCTCGTGAGACCTACCGGCGCGGGCAGGAGCAGGGAGGCTTCCTTGTCTTCAACCCGATCCACGACTCCTTTGGGTTCCACCCTGCGGAGGCTACGCGAGGCCGGGACACCGTCCTGACTGTGATGCAGGAACTCGGCGATGCCGACTACAACCTGTTCCAGTCTGTCCTCGAAGCCAACCAGATCGACCCGGCGTCTGTACGCCTTCCCAACCGGCAGGGCGTCACCCCCGTACCACCGTCGTCCATCCCGACTGCGGTGTCCTGACCTACCCCTCTCCTTTGGTTCCGACCAAGGGAGGGGGCACGTCGGCAAAGCATTGTGGCGATGCGTCGGTCTCCAAAACCGAAGAGCAGGGTTCGATTCCCTGTGCCCTCGCCAATCACCCACGGAGATCCCATGACCTTCAAGCCCCGCGAGCCAGCGGTCTGCCCCACCACAGGGCGGAAGCTGACAGAGTGGTTCGAGAACGAGCGGATCACCGACGAAATTGCAGAAGCCCGAGTCCTCGAAGAACTCGGTCTCGATGAACACCCCATGCGAGGCAAACCCCTTGCCGAGATCGACGAGGAAGCTCGTCACCTGTCTCGGATCATCGGGGTCAAGGCGTCCTCGTTCAAGCGCAGGAAGTGGCGGCACTCAATGTCCAAACAGGAAGTCGCCCATCGTCTCGATGAGGCCAGCCTCATGGTATCCGAAGAGAACGTGAAGTTCCTCGACGCCGACGTGCAGAAGCGCACCGGCCTTGAGTTGAACCCTCTCTGGCAGATGGAAGTGCTGGTCCGCTCGGGTGTCCTATCACCGAAGGAACAGGTGCAGGCCCTCACGCAGTTGGCCTCGTACACCCACTCCAAGGCCCCAACCATGAACTTCAACGCCAACACCAACGTCTCCCCCGAGGACTGGCTCTTGGAACTGGCGAAGACCGAATACAATCAGGTCGAGCTTCCGGAACCCAAGGAACAGACCGAGCCCGGACTCAGCCGCTTCTACTACGGTCGCAAGGAGGCCACGGCGCGAGCCATGGAGAACCTCAACACCGTGCAGGAAGCCGAGTTGGCCGCGCTGGAGGCGGAAGACCTGACCTTCCCTGAAGGCTTCGGTTATGACGCCGAATAAGGCTGCTCTCGCAGTCCGCGCCCGCCTCCGAGACGACTTCCAGTTCTACGCAGCGCAGGCGCTCAAGATCCGCACCAAGAGCGCCGAGATCGTCCCCTTCAAGCTGAACCACGCACAGCGGATCCTTCACGCCGCCGTCGAGAAGCAGAAGGCCGAGAACGAGAACATGGTCCGCGTGATCATCCTCAAGTCCCGGCAGCAGGGCCTCTCGACCTACGTCCAAGGGAAGCTCTACCACTCGACCTCGCAGAACAAGGCTCGCAAGGCCGTCGTCGTGACCCACAAGGCCGACTCGACCAACGCCCTGTTCTCCATGACCAAGCGGTTCCATGCGAACGTCCCTGAGATCCTACGGCCCTCCACGAGCTACTCGTCGCGCCGGGAACTGACGTTCGACAAGCTCGACAGCAGCTACATGGTGGCGACTGCGGGCGGTGACGGGATCGGTCGTGGTGAGACCCTGACTGAGGGCCACCTGTCCGAGCTTGCCTTTTGGGCTGAGTCCTCGGCCAAGGAGAACTACAACGGCCTCATGCAGGCGATCCCTGATGTCCCCGGCACTCAGGTCTACATCGAGTCCACGGCCAATGGCGTCTCCGGGCTCTTCTACACGCAGTGGCAGGAGGCCGTCCTTGGGACCAACGGGTACGTCCCTGTGTTCATCCCGTGGTTCTTCGACGAGGGCTACCAGACCCGGCCACCCCATGACTTCGATCTGACGCCCGAAGAGACCGACCTCGTTGGCCTCGTCGAGTACACCTATGGCGTGACCTTGACCAAGGCACAGCTATTCTGGCGTCGGCAGAAGATCTCACAGTCTGGTCTCGACCTGTTCAATCAGGAGTACCCGGCGTTCCCCGAGGATGCCTTCCTGACGACTGGTCGCCCGGTCTTCGACCCCGTGGCCCTAACCAAGCGTAAGAAGGAAGCCCCGGACCCCGTCCGTCGCATGTCCTTCATGTTCGACCGCTTCGAGGAACACGCCGTTGGCGAGTTGACCCTCTACAGTCAGATCAACCCCGGCGGCACCTTCTACATCGGTGCTGACGTGGCGATGGGCGTGAAGAACGGCGACTGGTCGGTCGCTCAGGTCCTCGACGAGAGCAAGACGCAGGTTGCCACCTACCGGGCTCGGGTTCACCCCGACCACTTCGCGGACGTGCTGTTCGCGTTGGGCACGATGTTCAACCAAGCGAAGATCGCCGTCGAGAGCAACAACCATGGGCTGCTGACAGTCACCCGCCTCTACAAGGAACTGCAGTACCCCAACGTCTACCTCACCGTCACCGAGGACAAAATGACTGACGTGGAAACCCCCAACTTGGGCTTCCGCACAACGTCCAAGACCCGGCCCCTGATCCTCGACGACCTCCGGGCCGCTCTCCGCAAGGATGAGATCGTCCTCAACGACAAGACGACCATGGAGGAAATGCTGACCTTCGTCGTCAAGGAGAACGGCAAGCCTGAGGCCGAGGTCGGCTGTCACGACGACTGCGTGATCTCCCTCGCAATCGCCAACCACATTCACACGGGCGTATGGGCTCCCCTGAAAATCCCCGCCTCCGCGTATTCCGAAATGCCCTAGAGGAACCTCATGGCCAAAAAGATCACAGACGAAAAGCTGGAGGTCATTCTCGAAGGTGTTATCTCCAAGTCGGAGGACAATTCGGGGGCGAAGCTCTCCAAGGAACGCAACCACATCATGCAGTATTATCGGGGGGAACTTCCCCTCCCGATGAGCAAGAGCGACTCGAAGTACGTCACCCGCGACGTCTTCGACATGGTAGACTCCATGCGCGCTCAGATCTTGGAACCGTTCTCCACCAACAGCACGATTGTCTACTTCAAGCCCGAGAAGAACGAGACCGTCGAGCAGTCGAAGCAGGCAACCGAATACTGCCGTCACGTCGTCTTCAAGGACAACTGCGGTGAGGACATTCTCTACGACTCGCTGACTGACGCCCTCACGGGTCGTATGTCGCACGTCAAGGTGAGCATCGAGCAGCGCACCGAAGAGAAGGACTACGAGATCGACGCCCTGACCGAAGACGAGCTTGAGTTGTTCGTCGAGGAAATGCAGGACTTCGACTTCAAGGAACTGGACAAGGAGGACCTCGAACAGGGACTCTACACCGGGACCCTCATCGAGAAGACCGAGAAGAAGACCATCCGGATCGAGGTACTGCCTCCGGAGGACTTCCGGGTCCTCGGCAACGCCACCCACCTACAGAAGGCCCCGGCCCTGATCCACATGGCCGAGAAGACCCGTGGGGAACTGATCGAGGACGGCTACG